CGCCCAGTCGGTGGAGAAGTACCCTGGTGCGCGTGAAGTCCTGCACCAGTGGGGCAGCTTCAAGTCAGACAAGGCCACGGGCGTTAGGCTGGGCACGTTATTCCATATTGCCAAGGACCACGGCTGGACCAGACCGGCGCCTGACATTGCCGGCCTATTCGCTGCTCTGGAAGACCCTACAAGCCCAGGTGACCTGCTGATTGACATGAAGGCACCAGCACCCAGGATGGACCTATCACTGTGGCCCAGTGTCATTGCCCGGCGAGCCACCGAGGTCGGGGAAAGTGTGGGCTGTGACCCTTTGGTGCCACTCTTTGCAGGCTTATCGGCTGTCTGCGGGGTGGTGGATGCTCGGAGCCGGTTAGAACTGATCAAGGGGTTCTTGGTGCCTCCTGTGCTGTGGTTAATGACCATCGGCGCCCCGGCTGACAAGAAGACCCCAGGGTCCAGCCCCATGATGTCAGTTCTGCGTAAGCTGGAGCTTGAGGACTTGCCTAGGCACAAGAAGGAGATGCTCGACTGGGAGGGCAGAGAGGCGGCTTATGCGTCATCAAAGAAGGCCTTCCTCGACTTCGCTCAGAGCGCTGACGGTATGCTCAGCATGGACGGTGCCCCAATAGTCAACGAGATGCCACCCATGCCGGCCAATCTGCGGATCACTGTCAAGGACGTGACCAGCCAGAAGCTAGTACGCTTGGCAGCAGACCGGCCACGCGGCCTGCTCTGTTACCTGGACGAGATGAACTCCTGGGTCAAAAAGATGACCGATAAGACCAGCGGCGAGGACAGGTCGGCATGGGTCCAGGCTTACGAGTCGGCCAGCTACGAGATGGACCGGGTAGGCAGCGGGTCAATCTTTGCGGAAAACTTGGCCATCAGCATCTACGGCAATATCCAACCTCGCGTCTTTAGGGAACACCTGCACAATCTCAGTGCTGACGGCCTGATTCAACGGTTCATCCCCTGCGTACTCAATGGCGACCTGACCACGGTTCCCCGTGAGATACCCGACTTCCTGACAAACGAAGCAGCATGGGAACAGACCCTGCGAGTCGTGTACGCACTGCCACCCATGACCTATACGCTTAGTCCAGAGGCCAAGGCACTCTACCAGGAGTTCCAAGTATGGTACGACAACAAGCGCAGAGATGAACGACTGCTTCAGTCGGATGATGTGTTCATGACGGCATTCGGCAAGGTCGAGGGGCTCACCGGGCGAATCGCACTCATGTTCCATCTCATGGAGTCACCCTTCAGTCCCACGGTATCGGCTGACCTTATGGCACGGGCTATCATCCTAACCAAAACCTACTTCATCCCGGTTTTCCGATACGCGCTCTCGGACCTGGGCGGCGTCAGCACGTTTGAATTGTGGTTGAAGGAATACATTATCCAATACGCAAACGAGGACACCATTAGCCTGTCAGAGATTAAGCGCTCAGCCAGGCGCCAGCTTGACAAGTCAACGCCCCACCAGGCGGACCAGGCAGTGATTAACGCCATAGCACCACTCGAAGATGCGCGGTGGGTTATCAGGATAGATGACCGGACCCAAGAGCATAAGCATATCGCTCAGTGGGCTATTAACCCCGGCTTAATCACTTACTTCAGCGACTACCGGGCTAAGGTTATAGCGGCCAAGCAGCGCCAACTAGACGAAATATATAAGCTCAGTACCAAAGAAAAGCCCAAGGTTCACGGCAACAAATGAAAAAGCCCCGTTAAGGGGCTTTTTAACGTCTGGGCTATGGTGGGCTGTGGCACCGGATAGACCCTCCTCCACGGGGCTATCCGGTGCCACGCTGGGCATCATATGGGCATGGATAGCGGGCGCCATCACTTCGAGGGTCTGCAATACCTCGATTAGGCGCAACAGGGCGCCCCCAGGTTGCCGGGTGCCATTCTCGTACTTGATGATCGTATGGGCACTCACGCCCAGGTAATAGGCTAGCTGGGGTACTGATAACCCTAGGCGGGCGCGTAGGTCGGTTATTTGATTCATGGTAGGGGTAGGGTCACAGGTTAAGTAGCGCGGCCAGCACGGCCACAATGAGCAGGGCGATAGTCACCACTCAGCCCTACGGTGCTGCGCGAGTTCAACAGCCAAGCTCTCAGCATGGCTAATCGCGTCCCGTTTATCGGCATGGGCGGTTTCCAACTCAGAGCGCAGGTTCTCTATCTCCTGGTCCAACATGGCCTGGGTTGCCTCCAGATCAGCGATACGGGCGAATAGGTCAGCGGTGCGAGTAAAGCCCTCAGCATAGGCCAAGCGTTCGGCCTCAGTAGCGGGGATTGTCATTAGGTCGATCATGATGTTATTCCTTTGCAAAACATGCTTTGAAATCTTCGGAGGGGTGCAAAGCCTTTGCAGCGGCCACGGCCTCTCGGCACGTTTTATAGGCGTTTGTTGACCATGCGTAAAACTGCGACAGGTGCGGGGCTGTCTTGGGTGCGCCTTTGCATCATTTGGAATGTCGGCTTCATGGTGTCGGTTCCTTCAGAGAATATCAAAATAAGCCAGGGCCAGGGCAGTCAATGCTAAGCCGATAGCCAGGGCAGTCAGGTAATCGGCCACGGCTTGAGCACGAAGAGCCAAGCGGTGATGCCGGGGCGGGGTGTAATGTTCACGCATAATAATTTGTCCTTACGTTATCGGGAATATTCCCGCGCATGGGGTCCAATTGACCCCATGCACTGGCACATTAAACCGGGGCAATATTGATCACGCGGCGAGCCACGCTATCGGCCTTCTTGACCCCGGTCCCGTGGGCAGGGAAGCCCACGATAACGGTACGGTCAGCACGGGCGCAAAGCTGGCAGGTGGCGCATGAAACATCGTCACGGGCAATAGCAGGGCAGATGACCACGCGGCGCCCGGCCGGGGTCAACAGGTTATCGGCCTGGGTCACGGGCAGCACCACGCACACGGGCAGGCCGGTATCGGCCAGAATGTCAGCGTGATCCAGGTCATTAGCCGATAGGTTAACTGTAAACCCGGCCACGTTTGCCAATTCGATTAGGTGCAGGTTGTCACCCAGGGCAATATCGTGGTGTGTATACGTAAAGCCACGTTTGCCCCAATTGGCTTCGATTATCAAATGCAGGGCGCCCGGATCAATCAAGCCACCAATATGGGGCAGGTCGCCGGCTTGATTGTGGCGCCATATTGAATCTTCAGGCAATGCGGACACGGTGGCGCAAAACACGTCAAGAGTCACGCCACGCGCCTGCGCAGTGACTGCATTCCAATGCAAGCGAAGCGGTCCAGTCTCTGCATAGCAGCCATTATTAAAAAACGGGCAGGTAGGCGAGCATGACTCGCGGGTAGTCGTGCTAACGGGTATTGGACCTGTTTTCACGTTAGCGCTGACCGGGGTCAAGTGAAAATACTGGGTTGCGACGATGGGGTTTAATTTGAAAATCGACATGGTGAATTGTCCTTACGTTACCTGGCGATGTTGCCATGTGTGTATTCTAGCCCATTGGGTTAGTGTGTCAACAACTATTTGCAAACTATTTTCTAGGGATAAACCCTATGGGTTAGCCCTTTGTCAACTGTGACACCAGTGACTAGAAATGGGGGTACTGATTCTAGGGTTTTTGAAAAGGCACAAGAAAAGAAGAAAAGTGATATTTTTTAGGTCCCCGCGGAGACCATCTGTCGCACTTGCTTAAAAAAGAGGCACTTTCTGCTTAAAAAAGAGGCACTTTAGCCCAATGGGTCAAGCCCAATGGGTTCAATTGTGACAGATTGACAGATTTCACAATAACCCATTGGGTGCCAAATGTGACAAATGGACAGAAAACACAATGACCCGTTGGGTCATTTAGCCCATTGTCTTTGCCCACTGGGTTGACCTGACCCACTGGGTTATTAGGGATTGAATCATCGATACATGAATAGTTGACACATGAATCATTGATGCATGGATAGTTTAGGCTTGAGGATTCTGGGTGTCCAGGGCAAGGGGGTGGGTAGGGCCGAGCGCCGATGGGTCACGGTTACGGAGGCATCACGAACAATTTTATTTTTTATTTTTTATTCATTTACACAATAACCCAATGGGTTCACATACATCAGTTATTCCATTTATTCCATCTATTCACTTGCACCACGTTTCAATCACTTGTGATAGTATCTAGACACTATGAATAATGAATTCACAGGCGCACCTGTCACAGATCAGGTAACACATCAATCAGCATACCAAGTCGAATTGCCTGATTGGCTCAGTGCGCCCGAACAAACTATCCCGATCTCCCCTATTGTCATCAAGGCTCAAACTGACTTGATGCTTACGCAGTACGAAATCGTGTTCATGCGGGCGCTTGAGCAGATTGCCTCGGGCCGGACGTTCCAGTCAGTGATTGACCAGGACTTCCGTGAGTTTGAGTATGGTGCGTTCCTTCGGTGGATCAAGAAAGACCCGATACGGCACCAGCTATATAAGGAGGCCAAGGAGCTTCGCACGGAGACATGGGCCAACGAGATGATTCAGATTGCCGATGCTAACGACTCGTTGGAGGACGTTAATCGGTCCAAGCTGCGGATCGACACTCGGAAGTGGTTGATGGGCGCTGACAATCGTAAGCAGTACGGTGAGGTCAAGACTATTGATGTGGGTGGTCAGATCAGTATCCTGAGTGCGTTGGCCGCTGCCGACAGCCGGGTGATCGACCTAGCTGACATAGAAGATGTAACTCCAAGGATCGACGACTGATGCAGAAGCCTATATATAGTGGTGAGGAGGAGCAGACTCTTATGTCGAAACTGTGGAGTCCTCAGATCAAGGATGACCCTGAGAGCTTCGTGCTGTTTACCTTCCCCTGGGGCATGGAGAACACACCGCTGGCTAACTTCAAAGGGCCGCGCAGGTGGCAGCGCAGGGTGCTGCGTGAGATTACGACCCACATCAAGGCCAACAAGGGTGTGCTGGACATGGAGGCGCTGCGCATAGCCGTGTCATCTGGCCGGGGGATCGGGAAGAGCGCACTGGTGGCGTGGTTGATACTGTGGATGCTCAGCACCAGGATAGGCAGTACCGTCATCGTATCGGCTAACAGCGAGAACCAGCTTCGCACGGTAACATGGGGTGAGTTGACTAAGTGGGCCACGATGGCCGTCAACTCGCACTGGTGGGAGGTGAGTGCTACGAAGCTGGTCCCGGCCACGTGGCTGACTGACCTAGTGGAGCGTGACCTCAAGAAGGGCACCCGGTACTGGGCAGCCGAGGGTAAGCTGTGGAGCGAGGAGAACCCAGACGCCTATGCGGGTGTCCACAACCATGATGGCATGATGGTGATCTTTGACGAGGCGAGTGGCATACCTGATGGCATCTGGAGCGTGGCGGCGGGGTTCTTTACAGAGAAGATATTGGACAGGTACTGGCTGGCGTTCTCGAACCCACGGCGTAACACCGGGTACTTCTTTGAGACGTTCCACGGCAAGCGGGCGTTTTGGAACGGGCAGATGATTGATGCCCGGACGGTGGAGGGCACCGATCAGGCTGTGTACAACCAGATC